CAATATCCACACCAGCAATGATAGATAAGAAGCGCTGTGCTTCTTCTACTGCCTGCGATACATTAAGCGCGTATGAATAGAAATATACGCCGATTGTAATGCCTAAACGTTGGCACTCAGCTACATGTCTACGGAATGAATAGTCTTCACGACTTGCTACACCAGCGCGCAGAATTGCATATCCGCCAGCATATGGTGTGAAGTCGAAATTTGGTTGATGCTCTGAGATATCAGGTACGTTATAAATTCTCATTTTTCTTTTTCCTCTTTTCTATCTAAAAAGGCGGCCGCTTTGGTCGCCTTAATAGCCTATTTATTTTTTGTAATCCCAGGCAGAGCCAAATCCTGGCTCATTGCCCTTATTGTTGTCAATTTTTGAAACGAACACAATTCCACGTGCGATTGCTAAATCACCCTTGTTATAAGTGACTTTTTCATCCCACGGATAAGCTTTCTTTTCCTTTGTCATATCTTCATATAGCAAAGGCGTATTTTCAGGCGTCTGGCCTTCCACTGCGATATGTTCTGATTCAACTACGTACGGAGTTCCGTTGCATCCAATGCGCTGGCCTTTTTTGTATTTAACCCCTGGTGTCCATTGATCCAAAAATGAAACGTACTTTTTAACAACGTCAGCACTTGCTGTTTGTAGAACATCGTTAACAAGTGGTCTAACTTCCTTGAAGTTATTTGCTTCAATATCTTTTTCGGGAACATCCGTCAAGATAAACGATAGGGTGTAACCTGTCCCAGATTTAGAAAAGGTTAGTGGCTCTGTATACATTTTTACTGAAGGTCCATCGTCGAATGATATATCGTGGATCACACCCACCTCGAAGGAGTCAATTAGAATTTTTAAGTTCTCAAAAACCGCGCGCTGAAAAGTAACAACACTCTTATTATTACTTGGAATTTCTGTAAATTTCTTGTTGTCAATTAACATTTAAATACCCACCATTTCTATGAAACTTTAACAAATAAACCACTTATAACAACTTTACTGTTGGGAGTCACATCATTTGGTGTAGACCAGTTAAAAATATGCACCTGAACATCTCTTTCATTTACAAGTTTAATAGTACTTATACACCATGTAACTGTGTGTACATCAAAAAAACATAACAATTTATATCCTGCAGGCACACTATATGGAACAGTAACATATCTTGCCTCTTGTCCTTTTATAGGCGCAATATCTGCTGTAAAATCTTTAGTTATAAATGTATCATTACCACCAATAACCAATCCGTTTCTAGCATTGAGTTTTCCTACTACGTCGAGTCGGCCTTTTGCTGTTGTATTCTGCCCACTAAAAGTAAGAGCATTATTAACCTCATCTACCTTCGGCTTTAGTGCGTTGATTTGATTCTGCAGATTGCCCGCTGCATCAGTGCCTAGTTGGTTCTTGATGCCTTCGAACCATGCGTCGAATAAAGCCTTCTGCTGTGTATAGAGAGCGTCCATGTTTAGATTATTAACCGCACTTACAAAGCCACACGCGTTTTTATCGAGACGTGTATCCGTGATGTCTGCGTTAGTGATTGTTGAAACGTTAGCTCTAACCATTACATTTGCCAGCACTAAGTCATACACAGCACCTTCACGAACAGGTGTGGGCTTCACTGGTTGTGACTGTGGAGTTCCTTTAACAATCTCTACTCTGATACTTCGTTGAGCCTTATTATCGTCCAATCTCAGCACGATCAAATCGATGCGTGGTTGTGCATCGCTGTTTGGAAGGATGATGCGTGTTTCATCTATATTGTAACCAGTAGCACCATTGATAAGGCATGCTCCAGGCTTAACTGTTAGGCTCATGCCTCCACCTGTAGCAGCTACGACCTTAAAGCTGTTATTGTTACCAATTCCGAACACACCATTTGTGTAGTAATTTGATAGGATGCTTCTTAAAACATCGCTTCCCACGGCCCTATCAAACTGTGGGAATCCACTATCGTCAAAAGTAACCTCTGACGTAAATGGGAATGATTGCATTGCCATTATGTTCCTCACTTTCTGTATGCGACTGGCACTTTATCGCCAAACGTTAAACTTATCTCATGCACTGAATTCTTAAAGACTTCACGCACTTCTGTTAAGCGTGCTTGAAAAGCCATCTGGAAGTCGTCAATCAATAAATCGCACTTATCGCCTAGATTAAAGTCTTCCATGTAACGAAGCCCATTGTTGCGAACTGCATCAAAAGATACATTGAGAATGCTTGCATGCTTCTTCAGCATGTCCTCTTTTCCTGCCTGGATAAGTCGATTCTTATAAGCATCCAGCGTTTCCTTTGTTGAGTCGTAAATCTCGGCTGTCTTATCAATGTACACGACACGTCGATAGTCTGAAGGGTTGGCACGGAGGTCAACCGTTACGCTGACCTGCCTACCTTCCTCATAACTGCCATTACCGATTACGATCGCATAGTTCTTTGATAATGTTGTATCCTTTACGATTTTTTCATTCTGGATATTACGCAGCTTCTCGGCGAACGAAGCGAAACTGTTTTGCGTCTGTGATTGTGTGCGATCTAAACCCTGCCACACTTTGAACATGATTTGCTTGTTGACATAGTCGTATAAACAAGAGTAGCTCATCTGCTGTGTCTTCAGTAGCGCATAAAGTGCTGTGGCCAATCCTTCACCTGTGGACTGTTTCGTCACACTAGTGCCTAGTAGTGGTGAGTTCGCCTGTGCCTTAGTCAATAAAGGGATATCGTCCATGTAGTTATCTACGATTGTTCTAGCCACCATCTCGATATTGCCCGTGTGCCTAAAGCGTGGATATGTGATTTTATCATTCAGCTTGTACTCATAGAAGTAACCGGATAACAAAATCAACTGTCCGCTAGACTTGCGTGCATACTCGAATTTCTGAATCATGCCAAGCTCTGGCCGTGAACTGTTAAAAACGTACTCCGCACCTGTGACGTATTGGTCTGCAGGAATCTGGACCATGAATTGTCCTGGTTCGTAGTATCTGCGAATCCATTGAAGATTGATGTAGTTGAAGTATTTGATAAGATTAAAATCTTTATCCAAGAATGCTAATTCCATCTACACCTCCTACATGCCTAAGTAGCGCTTATTGAAGTACACATATACGGCCATGTTCGAGTCGCCTGTATCTGCACCGAATGAAATGTTGCTATCGCCAACATCCAAGCGAATGTCAGTAAATGACGACGTTCTATCGATGTGATGAATCCAGTTCTCACCATTCTTCGTGATTCTATAGGATTCACAGTCGATGATAAGTAAATCACCACTCACGAAGTTACCAAGAACACGCACGTATGCGTCGTTCTTTTTAATGACTGGATTGCTGCAGCTGCCTTTGAAGTTGATTCGTATAACAGGCATAACCTCAGCATCGCCATCGTTGTTGATCGTGACTGTTTTCGAGAAGTTAAACGATTCAGCTACAATCTTAATTTTTTGTGTCTGAATGTATGGGAATGCGAATCGCGGAGTTATAGATGCGATGTTCTGGCCGAAATTATCCACTGATTTCAGATGCGTATCCTCACAGTAAAACTTAATTGTCAGCTTCATCGGCATGTGGATGTTCTGTGAAGGACAACTAAAGCCTTCAATCACTCCATCTATCCAGCGTGTTTCACCTTGATAAGTGATAACGATTCTATACTTCATCTTCGGTCTGAAAAACGAGATTGCCTCACGTCTTAGGACTGCATTTAACTTTGTTAATACTGTTTTGGCTTTGATTTGTATTGATCTATCGTCTATGCGCATTCCAGTTAAAAGAGCGCCATCTTTGACAGCACTCTTTTCTGAATAAACACTAATTTTTGGATAGTCGATACCTTCTAGGCCATCTGATAGGATGCGCCATGCGGAGTCAGTTCCGAGTAGAAACTCTTTTCCGTCTTCGCGTACGCATTTTACATTAACGATTCCACTCATTAGATACCACCTGCCAATCCGAACTGGAATGTGTTTTCTGCTTTTCTCATGATTGCATCAGGCGATGTCTGCGTGTCGTAGAAGTTGAACGTTGCGCTTCTGTTCATTCCTCCACTCATGTTTGCACTCATTGTTCCGAATGATGCAGAAATGTTAGTTCCGATTTCATCCAGATTCATAAGGTCTTCAGTTCCTTCCTCGAATCCAGCGACGCACATTTCACCGATGTACTTAAATACCCTCGATGGTGAGTGAATTCCGAGCGTTTTCTTGAAGCCATCAATGAAGCCATTTGCCAGGTCGCCCATCATACTAGCAAAGCCACCCCATGCGTTTTTAATGCCGTTTTTAAGTCCGTTTACGATGTCTTTTCCGATAGACAACATTTTGTCTGGGATGCTCTTAACACCGTCTACAACGCTCGATACGAGGCTGCTAGCAGCGCTTGCTCCTTCACTTGCTAGGTTCTTTCCCCAGTTGAGGACTGAGTCGATAACTTTACTCAAGAAATCAGCCACATTCTGCGGAAGATTTACAAAGAAATCGATAACACCTGCCACAAAGTCAGCACCTGCTTGAATTGCATTTGCAATCATGTTTGTAGCCCACTGCTTCACTTCTGACATGACGTTGCTTAAGAAGTCAGCTACGTTCTTAGGTAGATTAGCGAAGAAGTCAAGCACGCCTGCCACAAAGTTTGTACCTACTTCCTGCCCCTTCTCGATTAACTGTTCACCCCATAGGATTATTGTTGCGATAAATGTACCTAACGCTACGCCGATGTTGTACGGCAGGTTAACAAAGAAATCGATGATTGCCTGGATGAAGTCTGTTCCAATTTCTACCGCTTTAGCCGCTAGGTCTTTTGCCCATTGACTAATCGATTCAAACACTCCAGTTAAGTAGCCTTTAATCTTCTCTGGTAGTTCGCTGAACCACTTTATGACCGCTTTGAACGCATCTGGAATTGTCTTTGTGAAGAAGTCCTTTACTGCATCCCATGCTTTTATCACTGCGTTTCTAAAGTCCTCGTTCGTGTTCCATAGGATTGCGATTGCCGCTATTAAGCCAGCAATCGCTGCGACAATCAGAACTACAGGGTTTGCACTCATCGCTGCATTGAGTAGCCATTGTGCTACTGTTGCGCCTTCGTTTGCGGCTTGGAAAGCCTTAAATGCAGCAGCTGCACCCTGGATGGCTGATTGAATAGATAGAGCCACATTAAAAGTGATGATTGCTGCGGTTAGGCCACCTACGGCTGGCAGTACTTTGTCCATGTTCTCCCCTAAGAACTTGATTGCGTCAGCAATTCCATTAAGAACTTCATTATCACCTGCCGCCTCTGAGATAAACTCACCGATTGATTCAACAATCTCACTTACTGTTCCCACGAAGTCGTCTTTAAAGGGCTGTAGTTGTGCTTCTATTCCTTTTCCAATTTGCTCTAGAATGTTCTTGCCAATCGTTTGGATCGTTGGCGCTAAGTTATCCCATGCAGTCTGTAGACTGGCTAGGAATGTTTGCATTGCTGCGTCTACATCACCGTCTGGATCACCCATTGCAGCTAGTAGGTTTTCGAATGAGGCTTTGGCCGCATTCATTGAACCCTGGATTGTTGTCTGTGCCTCTGCTGCAGCTACTCCAGCCACACCCATGTTTTCTTGTACTAAATGGATCGCATCGACGATATCTGCGTAACTGCTGATGTCGAATTTTCGACCCATTGCTTCAGGCAAATCTTCGGCTGTTTTTAGCAGTCTTTTCATTTCTTCGTTCGTACCGCCAAATCCGAGCTTAAGGTTGTCCAGCATTGTGTAGTTGCCTTTAGCAAAGCCTTGATAGGCGTTTTGTAAAGACTCAATGCTAGTGCCCATTTTCGCTGAGTTGTCTGCCATGTCACTGATTGCGAGGTTTGCCTTTTCTGCAGCAGCCGCTACATCACCTTTGAGTGATTGCTTTAGAGCTGCGCCCATTGAGACAGCCTGCTCTGCGTAGGTATTCATTGAGATACCCATTTTTTGAGCTTGTAATGCATAGGCCTTCGCACTACTGCTCGCTTCTTTGTAAATCGTATCTAAACCACCGTAGGACTGCTGGATGTTGCCGAAAGCGTTAATTGCCTCACTGCCTAGATTGCGTAAGCCGTCTACAGCTTGTGTCATTAAGTTGCCCGCAAGTGTGCCTAGTGCAGTAGATGCGGCGCTTCCGATTCTTGTCAGTCCAGTGGTGACACCGTCAGAGTCAAGCTTCGTGTTAAAGACCAATGTTCCATCACTCATTTTCGTCACCTCCAATCTCAAATTGTTTACTAAATTCTTCTAATTCTTGTTTTTCTTGTTCGGATAGTTCCCTTTGGATTTCCCATGCATCGCGTAGTTCCTCATACACATCTACATTTTGACGTGTGTCCTTCTTGTAGTTTCGCCACTTCATGACATCGTCTAATTTCGTGCCATTTAAGCCCTTTAGAAGCGCCAGAAATTTCCACCAGTGTAATTCTTCAACTTCTATCAAATCGATTCTGTACTGCTGCATAAACGCGGCATAAATCAAATCTGAATCGATTTCATAGTCAAGTGTGATAACTTGATCGTCTGACTGTCTGGTATTTCTTGGCAAAGGGTTTTTAGGATTGGCAAACTCGAATAGGTCTTTTAGGTCTATTCGATACGGCATGTCATTTTTAAATAAAAAAGCAACGTCAAAGCCTTTCCCATTGAGTAGGGCTTTATTTGCTTCGATGATGAATTTCATCCAAACTCGAAAATCCGTATAAATTGAAAAGTCCTTACCATGTATACGGATTGTATTAGGTAAGGACTTAGCGGTTAGATCAAGCATTATTTCTTAACTTTTGAGACAGAATCCATCAGTTTGCTGAAGGACTGTAACTTATCAAGCGGAATCCGACTCAATTCTTCACTGCTCTTTTCTGCTTGATAATTCGCTAGTGGATTTTCGTATGCGTCTCTAACTTTGAAGATTGCCAGCGTGATGTCGTTTAGATCCATCTCGTCTAGTTCCTCTGTGCCAAAGATTTCCTCGATAGCCTCTTGGCCCACCAGCTTAGCGATGAATTCAATCATCTTTTTGTACTTCTCTCTGTTTGGAAGATTTGTTGCATCAAGCTTGAAGATTGAATCCAGGTCCTCCCAGATTGCCATTGTTTTCTTAGGCAAATCGTAGCTTTTTCGATTAAAAATAACAGTGTATTGCATGCTTGCTCTCCTATCCTTTCAATTCTTAAGCGCCTGCTGTAAATGTAGGCTTGTTTGCTGTGATTGCTACTTTACCAGGAACAATTGGACCGAAGTGTAGCGCGAATGTAATCTTCTGTTCCACTGTGTTTAGTTCCTTGATTTCGATTGTGCATGCAGGGCAATCCCATGCATCGTATGGTGTCTTTGTTCCTGCGAAGACAAGTAAGAATTCCTTTTTAGCATCTTCACCTGTTGCACGCTTCTTAGCGAGTGAGTAGATGAAGTCAAATGCCGCGTCACCTTCATTAGTAACAAGCTCTTGATCCATTGAAGGAACGTAGCTAGTAAGTTCTGTAGTTGGTGATTCGTCTTCGATATAGTCACTTTCTTCTGTTTTAGCATTAAATGCTAAAGAGAAAATTGTTGATTTACCAATACGAGACCACACTTTGTCGGATGTTGTGCTTGTATTGATAAAAGGGATAAATTGATGTTTTCTGAGTCTTGTTAGTGCCATTTATAAGCCCTCTCTTTCTCTTGTGTATGTTATTTCGATGGATAACTGATAAACAGTATCGGATGAGTCTGTACTCAACGGATAAGGACTTCCTGTCACGCTAATGTTTAGGATTTGTCTGTTTCCGTCGAGTACGGGATACTCATGATTAAATGGATAGTCATCCGCCCAGTAGGTTAACTTTTCTAATTGCTCATCACTGTCTTTTCTATCGTCCTCTGACAGACTGTTAAGTCTTGCCAGTAGTTGATAGTACTCAGTGATTTCGTAGCTGTAGTCTACGTGACTTACGATGTTACGCTGAGGGCTTTTGAATAGTCCATATTGATCGCTTCCATCTGATACGTGGTTTGTGTCTACGACTATGCCGTCATATTCTGATAACCACTTGCTGATTGCTTCTGAAATTGTCATTAACCGCCTCCTGTTATGCGCTTGATTCCGCGTAGGATTTTATCCTTGCCGCCTTGAGCCTTCATGCGTTCGAACCAATAGTTACCACGCATAGGCGCATCCTGGAAGTCTGCTGGCATGTAATACCAACGACGAGCGTATGGTGTGCGATAGCAAATCTTGCCGCTGCCTATTTTCGTATTGATAATTCCTGATTGAATTAAGGCTCCAGTATCCTTCGGAACGTATGGATCACATAGCCGAAGGCACTCGCTATCAATGAACTGTTGCACAGTTCCGCCTTCGTTGATTCCCCTGCTCTCTGCCACCTCTTTTGGTTTGATGTCAACTGACTTCAAACTGAAATGGAAGACATCACCCATCAGTAAATAACCACCTTTATGTTCTTCAGGTGATCTCTTTCAGAGTTGTCATTCACCGCACGGATGATTCCGCTCTTAGGATGTCGCTTTATCATGTCTGATAAGCGGCTCCCTTTGTCGTTTGTAGGGGTTTCGGCTACGTTTCCGTAGAAGATTCCATCCTCTTCGGTGAACGTGCTTAAATCAAGCGAAAATGGCTCTCTAAATGTGACTGTAGTAGTCTTAACGGTCTGCAGCTTGCCGCCTTCCAACTTCTTTTCGATTTTGTCGGACCATTGGCAGCCTTTGACGACCGTACGCTTATAGCCTGTGGCCTGTTTCTGATAAACCGTGACCGTATCTGTGAAGACTGCCATTAGTATGCCCTCACTAGACCAGTGCCAGATAACCACTTACGAATGTTCTTGTGCAGTTCTTCCGTTGCTTGCGATTGTGTCTGTAGTACGTAGCTTTCGCTATAGCCATCATTAGACACAGAAGCAACGCCCTGACCTGCCTTTGCACCAACTGTAGCGTTGTAGTTGATAACGTTGCAGATGCAGTCGAGCAGCTGCTCGTAGTAGATTTCGTTAGTTAGGTTTGGATTGTCTGCTATCCAGTTTGTGTAATGGATAACTCCCATAACATTACGAATTGCACACTCTGCTTGCTTTTCTGCTTTATCGAACTTATCTTCAGAAACAATGTTATGAAGGGAGCTATAACGCTCCCATGTTAGTAGGCCCATATGTTCCACTCCCTTCTGTTAATCTTTTGATTAAACGTGCTTACGTACGCGTACTAAAGCCTGGTTAGTAACCTTGAACGCAGAGTTCAATTCAACCTGTGCTTTGGATCCAGCAAAGTTCTCGGAGTCAACGATACGCGCAACTGAGAAGTTAGGGATGATTGATAATGCTTCATGGTTGTACATGATGAAGTCTACCTTAGCGAATGGTACTGTCTTCAATGCGTTAGCAGAGTCGTAGTACTTACCCTGTGTTTCAGCTAATGCAGAAACTTCGTAGAATGTGCAACCTAACCACTTGCCAATCTGGCCTGTAGCGTTTGTGAATTCATTTGACTGTGGTACGAATTCGGAGCCTGCTTGCTCTAGGATTGCTGCGTATAACTCTGGTGAGCAGAGTACAACGTCTGCGGAACCCTTAGCAGCTACGATTTCCTTACGAACTGCGATAACTGCCTGCTTAACAGTCTTAGCTGTGATAGCATCTGTTGCTGTTGCGGCCTTACCTTCGTTGATTAAGCATGCTAAGCCAGATAAAGTCCAGCTTTCAGAAACTTCTTCATTTGCCACCTTTAAGGATTCATTTGCCAATGGTGTAGAAACTGCTGCAGCTTGCACTCCATAAATCTTCTTTGACTTCTGATAGTTGTTGTTGAATACAACTGGGATTAAGTCGTCTCTAGATGCTTCATCCACGAAGTCGCGACCTGGTGTACCTACTTCAACTGTTGAAGTGCCTAACTTGCGAACGAAGATTCCGCCTGCTGCGCCTTCTTCATACTTAGAAGTGAATGTTCTACCATCTGCGAATGGTGTTTTGTGATAAAGATTTGGTTCTAGTGTTGCCTTGTATTTTTCATCTACATGAATCTGTCCGTAAATTACTGCCATTTAATTTCCTCTTTCTACCCTTTATAGAATGGGTTGTTCTTATACTGCTCATCTAAATAGTTAGATGGCGCTGGCGGAGTCGAAATTCCACCGATTGGATTGAATGTGCCTTGTGGTTGTGGCTGTACCGTTTCAAATAAAAAGGCAGAGTCTTCGGCCTTCTGTAAGGCTTCTAGCGCTGTCTTAATGTCTTCGGCCTGATTCTTTGATTGCTTTAACGCGTCAACGTCAAGTAAAGCCTTGATTGCTTTGGCATTTTTGCCCTTTAAATTGTTGATATTCACGTTAATCAAATCATCGAAGTCGCGGTCTGCTAATCTCTGTGCAAATTCTGCATCCTTTTGAGTTAGTTGACCTTTAAGGTCTTCAATCGTTTGTGTCAAGACTGCCGGATCTACATCCTTGAATTTATCCAGGGAAGCAGTCAACGTCTTAACTTTTTCGTCCGATGCATCCAACTTTTCTTTTTGCTTGTTGTAGTCTGCTATCGGCTTGTAGTTTGCCTTCATTTCTGTTTCGATGGTCGCTAGCTGATCGTCTGTTACAGCAATTCCAGCTTGTTTTAGAATCTCTTTAAAATCTTTCATTTCTTCCTCCTTAAATGTCTTTTATACCGCGCTTTCCGCGGTGTGGGATATATGAAAAAGACACCTCGAATGAAGTGTCTTAATCAACTTAACTAAAAAAGCACCCTATTAGAGTGCTTAAATGAATTAATTAATTTTTTGAGGAATTGGTCTTTTGCTCTTCGGCTTCAAGTCGTCTCAATTCCTCGTCAATCAATCTAATATATTCTTCAGGTGTTAATTCTTTACCATCAAGCATATTGTCAATTCCTTTCTATACCTAGATTGTACGACTGTTTTAAGAATTTTTCAACAATTGCATCGTAGTCCGCCCCTTTTTCCTCCACGATTTTTCTCATTAATGCATATGCACCTGAACGGTTATATCCATCATTTTTACTCATATACCAAACATTCCCTTGATTAGTTACGATAGTCATTGTCTTAATGCTATCGTACTGTAAGAAAAACCAAATATCCGGCATAGAAAAATAAGAGAGGCCAGGATGGTTATGTAATAATTCCAAACTTTGTGGTTCTGATGTTCTAAGCAAATGGTACATATCTGTGTTCGCCTCCACATTTATAGAATCCATATCACCTGCCGCATAGGAAGTCTGTATTGCCTTATTGACAGAAATGATTTGAGCCACCTCGTTACTGTTGTTATGAATCATAGAGAATTTAAGTAACTCACGGTGGGCTTGTGCTAGCATTTCAGCCTGTTCGTCAGTCATGTAGTTAGGTCGCACGTGCTTTACCTTCTGAATTGCTACATCAGTTATAAGGACCTTATTGCCTTTCTTGTGCTGACTGAGTTCATTAAGCATATTTTGCCACTTGCTTCTCTCACCGCCAACCAGCAATCTGTTTTCTTTAGGCTTGAGATTCATTGCTTCACTGAATCGCATGTACTCAGCCTTATTTGCGCGTATCTGTGCAGCGATTTGGTTACGGTCGACATTTTCATCGGCCACATACTTTTCACGCTTTAACGCTCTTATTTCGCGTTCCATAGCACGCATCTGTTGCGTTGCTTCGTAACGTGTGTAAGTTCTGCCTTTGTACTCTACTGGATCAGGCTCTTTTAGCGGTTCTGGAATCTCGCTGATTCCTTCCCAGAACGGATAGAACATGTGAGTACAGTTCGGTCCTTGCAAGCCTTCAGGTCTACCGTATGCACAACCTTCACCGAGTGGAGCATGGATGTCTGGGTACTTCTTGGATTTTCCACTCATTGAATAGACTTTATTTTGGAAGTAAACGTGCGTATCGCGACTGCCTAAGTGTTGGCTGATAATTACTAAGTCCTGCCCTGTTGTCTTACAGTTAGCCTCTGTTATCTTTCCTGCCAACTGCGCGGTAGATGTACGTACGATCATGCGTACGGCCGTATCAACTTGATAGGCTCGACCGCTTGCGTAGTCAACTGTGCGAAGGCCGCTTCTTGTAAACTCCTTTATCACATCATCGCATGCTTGCCTATAACTGTACGTGCCAGTAGATACCTTCAGCAATGCCAGGTCGAGCGACCTTTGATATGCTTCAGCAGTTTTAACCGTTCCTAGCAGTGGACTCTTGAATGCGGTCGTACCACTGATGTTCTTTAAGTCGTTTTTAGCCTGTGCCTTAAATCCATCAGTGATTTGCTTCATCGAGTTCGGCTGCTTTAGATCCACACCGCCTTGCTCCCACATGGATAGGTCTTCGTTGAATGCCATCTCACCGGCTTCGCCGATTAACTTATCACCAGCATCTTTAGCAGTCTTAACTGTTTCGGCTATCTTCTGCTTCACCTCTTGCTTATATGCGTACGTGTTCTCTGCGACCATGCGTCTGTATTCTGGAGTTGCGTTCAGCTTCTTCATTACTTCCGCATGAATTTCTGCAGCGCTGTACCCGTTCTCACGCATTGACTTGGCCATGATTTCAGCAGTCTCGGTTAGTCGTTCGGTCTTTCTGACTCTTCGTGCAATATCCTGTAGAACCTCACGTTCCAGCTCCTGGTATAGACCAACTAAGTACTTATCGCCTAACAGTTCAATCTGTTCTTCAGATAGCATAGGCTAGTCCTCTAGGTCTGTGTTGTCGTCCTGCGTTGTTGTGCTTAAGTACTTGACTGCTTCCTCATGTTCACAGTTTAGTCGTTTCATGATGTACTGAATCTTGAATTCCAACACATCTGGAAAACTCAGCGCATCGTTGCGCCAGCCATCTAGCTCGGTTGCTTTATCAGTAACGTAGCTATCGTCAAACTCCACCAGGATTTCTTCGTCTGTTGACCATTCTGTTTCACCACTAAACGTATTATGGAACCAGATTAACGCGTGTACTAAATCCGTTATGTAGTCGATTGACTCTACACGTTGCTTATTTAATTCCTGCATGGAGTCCTGGCGCTGGCCTACGTACTCGGTTGCTGTTTTGATTTCGCCACTTTCAAGCTGATACTTTTTAGAGCCATAACCGAATGAAAGAGATAAAAGACTTAAGCACAGGTTAAACACTTCCTTGATTTGTGCCGTTCTGATTTCAGGATTGTACTCGTAGATGAGTTCCTTCTGTTCAGGCAGCCTCTCGCCCAGCAAGATAAAGAGTTTCTTTTGCTCTTGCGTTAGATAACTATTGCCGTTCTGGTCTTTCTGCATGCTGGCCATAATTTCGTTTATAAATAAAAGTTTCTGGCCCTTATCCAAGTCACCGAATAATACGGAATAGCATAGGTCGATTGTCTTCAAGAACGGAATAGCAGTGTAAAGTTTTGGATAGCCATAGCCCTGCATGCCATCGAAGTTGTTTACCTCGGCGGTTCTCATGATTGCGAACGGCTTAACCTCACCAAGCTGCAGCATCGTAGCCTTATCTGTCAGCTCATTGTCAGCGTTGAAGTAGTAAGACTCCGCCGTGTACTTGTCATCCGTCTTTCTGAAGACTACCAGTGTTGTTAACTGTTCACCGTTTAAGTAGCCACTACCTAAGAATGCACAATCGATAATCTCGTCATTCTCGACTCTGATCGGCACGATACAATTAGAGGACACATAGTTTATCTTAATGTCACCGCCTCGCACCTTACCGTCGTCGTAGATTTCTGCACCTTCAAGTCTGACGTATGCACCGACTGTACCTGTTGCAGCCATTTCTTCTAACTGCTTTCTGTACATCTTGCTAAACTTATTATCTCGTAAGAGTTCCAGCACTCCCTCGAACTTTGCCTCGCTTTCACCTGCGTTAACTTCAACAATTTCACACAGATTAGCGTTGTCGGCACAAAGGCGCTTTGCAAAGCCCAACTGTGCAACTTCTACATTTACACCGTTTAGGTTAGTGCGTTTATGAAATCCATCCACGTCATTGTTTGAATACCAGTCGTAGCAATTCTTGATAACATTTGCAGCACGCTGGTTGTATTGTATTCCTAGCTCTTTCAATTTTTGAAAGGCTGGTGATTGCAATTCTGCTTTATCCATCCGTTACCTCCTTACCTTCTAAGGTCTATAAATTCTATGAAATCTAAAAAGGTATAACAGAATGCGTCATACCAGTCGTTACAGTTGTTTATGTTCTTATCCTCTGGGACGTCTTTTTTCTTTTCATCCCACACCAGGCTACTTAAAGCCTTCAATACATCAGTGCATTCAGAACTGAACTTAAGCCGTCCAGACGTCAGAAGCATGTCAACGAAACGCGGACGGTCTTTTATTTCGTTCTTACGGCATCCCTTTATGTTTCGTGCGTTAAGCCCATTCTTGATTGCTGCAGCTCGTAGGCTGTTGATCATGGTCGTGCTGGCGCTATCTGGGAATATCCAATCCACTCGGCCATATCTCTCAATGGCACGTTTATAGAACGCTATAAATGCGTCACAGATTTCCTCACTGCCAATCGTTGACGTTAGCGGCAGACCATATTCTTCGAGAACTTTGAACTCTTTATAGCCATTCATGTATCCCGTCAATACGAACGTTGTTTTGGATCCATTGCCACCGAAGTCGATTCCCATGACGATCTTGCTGAATGCCCACTCACCTTCTGTGTATGTGTACTTGCTTGGCTCTTCTGCTAAGTAAGGGAATAACAATCCTTCCGCTAGCACCCATAGGCCTTCAATATAGCGCTTGTAAAACACTCCGCTGTATTGATGTTCATATCTCAGTCGGATGCGCTCAGAAAGGCTCAAATTGTCCTTCATCGTGAAGTGCAGATAAAGAACGTTCTTTTCGTCTGCCTTATCTATCCAGTTCTTTTTGAACCAATGGTCCGGTCCTTCTGGGTTGCAGTTAAACCAGAACTTTGATCCATCGACGGAGCATCTTGCAGTAGCTTGATTCACAAAGGATTCAGGCATCAGTCCGACTTCATCAAAAAAAGCACCTGCAGCTGTAATACCCTGTACTAGGTCCTGCGATGCTTCGTCTTTGCCACCAAACACGTAGTAATAGTTCGTGATTCCGTCTTTACTGATTTCTAGTAAGTTTTCGCTTCTTTTATCTTCGTAGCTATATCCTCTGCCCACTAGCATGCGTTTTAAGGGGCCCAGAACGTTACGTCTGAATGAACCGATTGTTTTACCCGACATGATAAAGTTCTCGCCTGTAAATGATGTTTGCGCCCATATTACGAATGACAGAGACATGCCGACTGTCTTACCTGCTCTAATCGACCCATCGGCAATGATTCCGTCGTAGTCATTAACCGGTGATTCATCCATCCACCAGTTTAGAATCTGACGTTGCTTCCGGCTGAACGGCATAAATTTGAAAACACTAAGTTGTTTCATTCCAGTCGTCCTCTATCGTTCCCTTTAACGCCTCTATGAATCCGTCATCATGCACCGCGATTTCTTGTTGCTGTTCTATCTTGTCGCGCTGTCCTAACAGGTTCTTGCCAAGAAATATTTGCATGGTTATGTTTCCACTGGCAGCCGACTTCCATTGCAGCCGTCGCAGGCTTGCCCTGGCGTCGTTCAAGCCGTCCTGGTACGCTTTGTTGAATTGCTTTCGGCGTTGTAGGGTTTTAACGCTACATCCCAGAACGCTCGCTATCTCTTCCTGTGTGCAGCAGATTTTGGCTAAGTTCTTCACGGTGTCATAATCGATTTTGACTTTCTTTCTTCCCATGTGTTTCTCTCACCTCCGCTCTGCTGTACCTCCTGTTTATTTCTTTTTTCTGTTTGGATTTGTTTCTTCGTTTAGAAGTTTCGCTTTCTTGCCAGTCATCTTCTGCCAGCGGTCGATTATTACATCGACAAAGCGTGGATCTAACTCCATCAAGTAGGCACGTCGCTTTAATTGCTCCGCTGCTATCATCGTCGAACCGGAACCTCCGAAGAAGTCCACTACAATTTCGCCCTGGTTGCTGCTATTCGCCATCAAACGGCCGACCAGTTTAATCGGCTTCATTGTTGGATGCAGGTCGTTGGCTGCCGGCTTATCTTCATGAATGATTGTTGACGCTGCTCCGTCATCCTGGTGTTCCTTGATGTATTCAATCAGCTGTGCCTTAGTCATCTTGCTAAAGTTCAGCTCATTCTCTATGACTGTTGTCTGTGAACGGTCGTCAATGAAGAAGTGGGCGCCACCGTCTTTCCATCCATAAAGGCACGGCTCGTGCTTCCAGTGATAATCTTGGCGGCCAAGAACGAGTGAATTTTTTACCCATATCAAGCACTCTCTGACCACCCCCCCAGCTCGTTTCAGAGCGCTTCGGAAGTTTGCGCCCTCTGAGTCCGCGTGGAAGATATAAAACACGCCTCCTGCTTTCAGACTGTTCAGCATGTTGTTGTAGAAATCTGTCAGAAAGTTAAAGAAGTTATCATCCGACATACTGTCATTCATGATGTTTCCTACCTTGCTGTGATAGTCGACGTTGTATGGTGGATCTGTAATGCATAAATCTGCAACCTCGCCATTCATCAACTGCTCGACGTCTATTGCGTCTGTGCTGGATCCACACATAAGGCGGTGTTCACCTAGTTGGTAAATATCGCCCAGCACCGCGTTTGGCGTTGCGGTTAATTCTGGATCGTAGTCGTCCTCGTATGCTTCCGGTTCTTCTTCCTGGGCTAGGCCGTCAAAGAATCCAAAGTCCGACATGTCGAAGATGTCACTTAAATCTTCCAGCTCGTCCTGCAGCAACTCTTCATCCCACTCGGCAATCTCTGCGACTTTGTTGTCGGCCAATCTGAACGCCTGTACTTGTTCCTGCGTTAGGTCGGTTGCTATTATGCACGGCACTTCTTCTAGGCCGAGGCTCTTTGCCGCTGCTAGTCTGGTATGGCCGCATATCACTGTGTGGCTTTCGTCCACGACAATCGGAACCTTGAACCCGAACTCGCGGATGGAGTTTGCAACGTACGGAACCGCCTTTTCATTTTGGCGTGGGTTCTTCTGGTATGGGTGTATATCTTCCGTCTGCAGATAGACGATTTCTTCGGTTTGACTCATTCGTTGGTGTGTCCTTTCTTTTTTAGTGCAGAACTTAATCACGCGACTGCTTTTTGCTCTTTCGCGTTTATCTCTGTTTTGACTTTTAGTCAGTTCTGCTTTTTCTGTATTGAAAAACCGCAGCTCACTTGTTCTGGCTCTGTTGCCTTTTCTGTGTTCCACGGTTTTGTTTCACGATTTTGTTTTTTTGATTTTGCTTCTTGTTCCTGGTCTTTGTTTTTGTTTCTTGCTGCTGACCAGGTTTTAATTTTTTTCGCCTATATAGTATATATTTATAAATTATATATAAATACTTATATTTACTATTTAATATTATCTATGCTGCAAATATGTATGCTTCCACGCCTTGTATTTGGCGCATCTTACGCCTGGGCACATGTGTACCGTTCCTGGTTCGCTGTAGCGGCATTGGAAGCACGGACTCATTTCTGTTTGTTTCTCGGCGGTATGTTTTCCGTGGATGGGTGTTTCCTCGTACTCGTCCGACTTCGCGCTGTTTCGTGCGTTTCTGCTTGCGACGCGCTGTTTATTTCCACAGAGGTTACCTCTCTGTTTTCTTTCTTGTCTGGATCTTCGATTTTGATGTTTAATTTGCATATTGTAACCTCCGATTATGGCGCTGAAGCGTCTTTTTCTTTATTTCGACTATGTTTTTCTATGTTTTTTAACTCAATTATTGGCACTTTTGTGCCGTTTATGTTGTGTTTTTGCTGTTTTTAAAATTAAAAAAGCGACCACGCTGGAGGCTTGCTTCGTGATCTATGCGATTTGGTCGTGGGTTTCACGTCCACCTGCCTGGTGGCTTCGCGCTTTGCTCTGGATCATGATGTTTTGCAACGAGGAGGTCACCGGAGCCTGTGCTTGTCAGACCTCCAAACACGCCGACTAAAGGAGGGTTAGAAAACCGCTTTTGCGGCTTTCATGGTCTGATAATTCTTTCTACAAATATCAACATGAAAAAGAAACTAAAAACCGGCAGGTTATTATTCCTGTCGGCTTCTAGTGTTTTCTGAACGATTGCAATTTTAGAAAGGATTTGATTGTCTATGCCAGATAATCAACTTTGAAGAGATTGCAGATATTTTCTCTTCATGACCATTATACACAAAAACTTAACTTTAATTTTATAGTCTTTCGGCCATTTTATCCAGGATATGGTTGCGGCGCCAGTAGACGCCTGGGATGGTAATTATCAACGCTTCGGCTATTGCTCGAACCGGCAGTTTATCCCAGTAAATCATTTCTAGCAGTTCTATCTCTTCATCGGTCAATCCGTAAAGCATGCGGTCGACGTCGTTCACGTTTTCCTCTGCCTGGATCTTCTTCCTGTACAGTCTTTCAAGCTGTGCCTCTATCTCGCCAGGTGTTGGCCCTTGCGAAAAACCGCTCGAGGATCCCTGCTCTGGCCGCGGTTGGTTTCCTTTGGCTGTGGTCGTTTTTATTTTGTATTCGGCATATTGATCGCCTGCATCCAGCATGCGCTCTATATTTTTGCGAAAGTTCTGCAGCTGGTGGTGAACCTCTGCGGTTTTGCTATTCATCGCCATTATTATTCTCCCAAATCTGCAAGCATGATTTTTCTTGCTTCTAGTTCATCGGTGATTACTTCGCGTATTCGGTTCTGTAAAAATGATGGAATTTCATGCGCACTACAAAACCACCCACTTCTGTACTCCGTATATTTCCCAGATAATATGTGTTTTACAAGCAATCCAACTCCATAGGCTCTAATTTCTTCTAATTCATCTATTTCATTTTGCAATTGAATTGCTTCTTTTACTTGTTCCGGTGTCATTTACAAACTCCAATCTATAATTTTTTAAAACAATTTATTTTCAGGTAAATAATTCATCCACAGAACTTCTGTTCGTTTTTGTGACGATTCTGCTAGTGTATTTTTTGTTTCTTTATGCCAATTTTTTAGGGCTGAATTGTACATGTCATTTTCATATCCTGAAATCATGATCTTTGCAGGATGTTTTTTGATTTCTTTTAATAAATTCATATGCTGTTCGTCCGTCATCTCATGATGATACATGTTGCCTTTTCTTGTACCTAGCAGATATGGCGGATCTAAGTATATAAATACATCTTTTGTATTGAATCTCCTGATTAGTTCCAGTGCATCGATATGCTCGATCTGCACGCCTTTCAATCTTTCGCAGACCAATCTAAGCACATCAGGATATTCACTCCAACTCTTCGCAGGATTCGGTGATGTTTTCTGCTGTCCGGTTCTAAATCCATTTTTGTATCTGTTCCCTGCTCCGATTGACATATAACACTTGATTGCAAATCTTCTTGCCCTTTCGACATTATCTATTCCCTCAGGGTCGCTCCATACATAATCATATTCACTCCTGCTGTATGTCGTCAGTTCAATTGCACGTGTCAAACTTTCCGAATCATCTCGCAATGTCTTGAAAAAATTAAATACATCATCGTTGATATCGTTTATTGTTTCGATATGCGCTTTTTGTTTCTTATTGAAGAATATCGCGCCGCCACCGAAGAATGGTTCAAGATAAACTTCATGCGGTGGAATGAAGCTGCATACCCAATCGGCAATTCTGTTTTTCGCACCTGGATATTTGATTACAACGCTCATAACTCCAGCTCCTTCAATGTGTATAACTTATTTGCTTCCATGCCTTTGTACATTGTGCCGGTCTTGAAATTTGGAAGTATTGCAATTCCGTAACCGTATGTTTGATTCATTTCGTCGTTATATTGGATTGATATCCATTCTTGCTTATATCCCTCTATGCTCTCCTTTTTTATTCCTACCACGTTGTGTCTATAAGGCTTTATTACTGACAATAAATAAGACTTTTCTTTTTCAGTTAAAACTGTCGGATAATATTTCTTTTCTAGCCACTTCATGAAATCAATTGTCCACTGTGGTGTAAATTCTTCGGCGTTGTAATATCTGCAAAAAATACAATTTAAGCCATCAGAAACTTTAACTTCTGCAGTTCCTATTGCTGTATATGTGACTGTGATTGTCAACTTATCAAGAGAGTACTTGTCTTTGTTCTTCATATTTCCCATGTTATTTACCTCTTTGAATTTTCGGATAAATCATTCGGCGAGCAATTTCTGCAGCTGCTTTTTCGTTTCTTTGCATTTTTCTTGTTGCATAGACATCTTCGAGGCATGCGTTTAATGAACTGCATTGTCGCTGTGCGATAAACTTCGGCCCTTTTAGCCCTTGCGTTCTCTTCATAACTAGCCACTGGCCGTTGTCATCCTGGACGGCATAGTACCCACCGTCCACATAAATCAATTCGAGACTATTTCTTTTTTTCTTTTCGTTCTGTTTCATGCTGCCACTTCCTCTCTGGTATATCCGTAATAATCGACGTACTCCTGGTCTGTCATTACAAACGGCGCTTTGATTAAGTCGTCCACCAGGTATGTCGTGTACTTCTGCATTGCTTTGAATTCTCCATTTTTTCTAACCTGCAGATACATGTGTTCATCGTAATACACGCGCTCCTCTATTCCGTGCTTCGTCGGCTTGTGGATCATGCGCTGGCGGTCGAATTCTAACAAATTGCTATCGCTCACCAGCGTAACTTTTACGCATTTATGTATCTCCTTGTATCGGTGTAGGATTGCTCTTGCTTCAACTGGTAGGCTTGGGATTTTATCACCGTGTTCTGCGCTAACTTCTGGCATGCTTTCCTACCGCCTTGTCTGTTTCAATTTCCATTAATGCCTGGATCAATGCCGACTTATTCACTGCTACTCGTCCGATTGTGTTGAATGGATATTCTGGGTTCTCCTCGCGGATATAAATCTTTTCATCGTTTGCTGAAATTCTAAAGCGTTGATTATTCTTTCTGTCGTTGATTATAAATTCCTTTTTCATGGTTTAGTCCTTTCTCCATATCGTCTGTACTTCTGTTTCTGTTAGTGGATTATCTGGATCTGCGTATGTGTTCCACCAGGTTTGCAGCTCGTCTTTTGTTTCTGCGTCATGTGAAGCGATGATTGCGGCACATCTCATCAATGCGTTTCTTCTGTGTGCGTAGTATTTGAATCCTGTTATATGTGCTTTAACTTCGTTATCCGTTGCATGTTCATACAGATAATCAAGCAATCCCCACGCTGTATTTGGCCGGCACGCTGCGTATGCCTTTCGAACTTGGTTGTCTGTGAAATCTTGAAAGTGTAATTGGAAGTCTAATTTCGGCGTTGTCTGTTTGAAAAAGTCTATTGTCTTTTGGCTTATCAAAATGGGCACTTCCCCTCTTTTTCCAAATCTCCGAACGTCCTTGCATCAACCTGTTCTCTCATGTAGTCCGGCATTTTAATCACATTACCTCTCTGCCTGCTTGTATTGAATTGACGCCTGTTCCAATTTTTGGCCGTTGCTTTCCAGTCTTTCATGTGATTTTTTCCAACCATCCAGCCGTTGCTCTCGTAGTAATCGTAGAAGTACTGTGGATCTAATTTTGTTAGATTGTATTCATGCGCAAATTTTTCGATTTCTTCAGCTGTAGGTTTAACGAACTTTTTTGTTTTCTTGTGTGCAACGGCATCACATGGTTCGTTTAGCTCTTTTTCTTCGTTTGAACTCGAACGTATATCTTTAGAATTCTTATCTATGAATAATCTATCTTTATCTATCTCTTTATCTATCTCTTTATCTATCTCTATCTCTGTGTTACTTAGTTCGTTACATAATTGTTTCTTTTCTGTTACTTCGCTGTTACAATGTAACGCTTTTAGATTTCTGAATCGTCTTACTCTTTCTGCTGAGCCGCTTTCACTTCCGACCAAATTTTCATAGTCTGCAATACTCAAGCAGCCATTATCGTCCTTATAGATAAGCCCTAAATTTGTATATAAATTCAGCGCAGTTCGCACTGTATCAATATTGAAATACTTTGTGTCACGCTGTATCTTTTCTACATCGTATGGAATGATAACTTCGTTTAATTGTCTTTCCAGCTTGCCATTCGTCTTAACTGTCATTAGGCATAGCATTTGATATAAAACAACATATTCAGCACCGTTTTTCTGTGACATCAAGAAATCAACAGCATCACTACTCATGAAGTCTTTTTTTAACTTGATCCAATAGAATTTTCTTTCTGCCATCAAATCATCCCTCCTGCTTTCTTACAGACGAACGTCTGAACGCCTGTTGCTCTCTGTACTGCTTCCTTGAACTTAAATTGCTGCGCGTGTCTATCACTTAAATGCATCAGGAAGATTGCCTTGCATTTGGTTAGGTCTAATCGCTCTAGGTGCTTTATGCAATTTGTTAAGCTCATGTGGCTGTTAATAATTCGCTCGTATCTGTACACGTTTTTGGCGTCGTGTTCTGCCTTTGCGTTTTCTAGTGCGAAGTGCAGAACCTGGCCGTCATAATTTGCCTCAATCATTACGTAGTCAAACTGCAATCCGTCCATACATGCCTTGAAATATTTTGAGTCATTAACAAACAGGATTGTTTCTGCTCCTGTGCTTATAACGAAGCCTAGCGGTTCGTCTGCGTCGTGTTCTACCTCGAATGGTATAACCGTCGTATCTAGTGCTATGACCTTTGTCGTGCCTGCTTTTAGGGTTGTTTCTGGATCGCCTACTGTAATGTATTGATTGGCGTAAACACGCGCTCCTCTGCGTTTGAAATCTGCTACCGATTTGCAGTGATCTGTGTGTCCGTGCGTAATTAGTACGGCGTCTATCTCTGCTAAATTGATTTGAT